TCCCCAAAAATGAAACTTTCCCACTTTTCCCACTTTAGATGTGCTAATATGGTAGTAAGCAATAGAGTACATAGGCAGAAGGCAGATGTTTTTCTTTTCACTATTCCTCCAAGACGTAATGTTAGTTCCCAAAGGGGCGCTACGGTATGACAGCCGTAGTGCCTTTTTCGTTATGGAACAAATCTGCAAGGTGAGGATAGCTGAGGGAAAGGAAATTATTTTAGCAAGGTAAGGAAGGTGGTGACGTGGCTGCAAGTAAAGAGACAATCAAGGAAGCTGAAAATTTATACCGGTCCGGCGAGAAGCTGGTCGATATTGCGCATAAACTGGGTGTCCCGGAAGGGACGGTCAGAAGGTGGAAAAGCACCTATAAATGGGGTTCAAAAAAGGGCGAACGTTCGGGCAAAGAAAAAAGCGAACGTTCGTTTTCGCGTTCCGGGAAAGAGAAGAAACGGATAAAGAAGACAGAAGCGGAAATCGCGGCTGTATGCGAAAACGAAAAACTGAACGATAAACAGAAGCTTTTCTGTCTTTATTACGTCAGGTACTTCAACGCCACGAAAGCATACCAGAAGGCGTATGAGTGCAGTTATGAGACGGCGGCAGCAATAAGTTACAGGCTGTTGGAAAATATTGGCGTAAGAAATGAAATCCAAAGGCTTAAAAAGAACCGCATGAACCGGGAGCTTCTGAGCGAGGAAGACATCTTCCAGAAGTACATGGATATCGCCTTTGCAGACATCACCGACTTTGTGGAATTTGGTACGAGAGAGATAAAAGGGATCAAATACAGTTATGTCAATATCAGGGAATCCGCCAGCGTGGACGGGACGCTCATATCTGAGGTCTCGAAAGGGAAGGACGGCGTAAAAGTCAAACTTGCCGACCGGATGCAGGCGCTTAAATGGCTTTCGGATCATATGGACCTTGCGACGGAAGAACAGAAGGCAAGGATTGCATCACTCAAAGCAAAGTCCGGTGCAGACGATGGCGGCAATGAGGTTGACGACTGGATATCTGCCGTGATGGGAGAGGATGTGGAGAGCGATGGGTAAGGATTCAAAAGAATTGCGGAAACGCTTCTTCCGGCAGAGAGTGCCGCAATACCGTAAGGATCCGGTCTTGTTTGCAAGGGAAGCGCTGCACTTTGAGCCGGATACGTGGCAGAAGGAAGCACTGGCAGATCTGGCGCAGTGCCCGAAGGTGGCGGTAAAGTCCGGACAGGGTGTCGGGAAGACCGGCATGGAAGCAGTGGCGCTGCTGTGGTTTTTAAGCTGTTTTTCTTATCCGAGGGTAGTTGCGACAGCACCGACGAAGCAGCAGCTCCATGACGTGTTGTGGTCCGAGGTAAATAAATGGATGGAGCGGTCACCGCTTCTTAAATCCATCCTCAAATGGACGAAGACATACATCTACGTGAAGGGATATGAAAAGCGGTGGTTCGCGGTTGCAAGGACAGCAACAAAGCCGGAGAATATGCAGGGCTTCCATGAGGACAATATGCTGTTTATTGTAGACGAGGCTTCCGGTGTCGCTGATCCGATCATGGAGGCGATACTCGGTACTCTTTCCGGTGAGAATAACAAATTACTGCTGTGCGGGAATCCGACAAGGACATCCGGCACTTTTTTTGATGCTTTCAACGCTGACAGGAAAGCGTATGCACTGCATACCGTATCGTCATTAGACAGCCAGCGAACAAATAAGCAGAACATCGAATCTCTGATACGCAAGTATGGAAAGAACAGCAATGTCGTGCTTGTAAGGGTTCTGGGGGAGTTCCCGGAGGATGAGGGCGACACCATGATTTCGTTATCATGGCTGGAAGCAAGCGTTAGGACAGAGCTTTCCGGTGTGACGGCAAAGGCACTCGGCATATACCGTGATGACGCAGGGGAGCTTGTACCGCCGGATATAAGCGGCGTGGAGCAGATTGACATTGGGTGTGATGTGGCGAGATTCGGAACGGATAAGACATGCATTGGATACCGCATCAACGAGAAGGTGTTTATCTATAAAAAATATAACGGACAGGATACCACATGGACGGCGAGCAATATTGCCGCATTATACCTGCAGCTGAAATCGAAGTACAAATATCAGGATACGATACCGATAAAGGTGGATGACGGCGGTGTCGGCGGCGGTGTGGTAGACCAGCTAAGAAGCTACAAGCGGACAGACAAGGCGCTGTACGCCGGAATGGATATTGTACCGGTTAATTTCGGACAGCCGATCAAGAACAGATATTATGCAGATTCAACGACATTCATGATGGGAGTGGTCAAGGATCTGATCTGCCCCGTCGATGAGTTCGGGAATCCGCATAAGACAGAGATCATTCTTCCGGACGATGCGGAACTGATCGCACAGCTGTCATGCAGGAAGTATTCGTTTATGAGCAACGGGCGTATGAAAGTGGAAAGTAAGGAAGAGATGAAAAAAAGAGGGCTGCCGTCTCCGGATGAGGCTGACTGTATCCTGTTAGTCTGCCTGCCGATCAAGAAGAAATTAGGAGCGAAGAAGAATGGAAAATAAAAAGAACCATGCTGTCGGCGTGCGGATCATTAAACAGCAGGAGCCGTTAAAGCCGTATTCGGTGTTTTACAAAGACCGTAAGGAGAATATTGTAAAATCGGACAAGCCGGAACAGTTAAACCCGCAAGAACAGTTTAATGCTTCGGACTGGATAGAGCATCCGCTGGATATGCGGGGCTTAAAAGCCCTTGTCAGTAATTCCACGATCATTCCGCAGTGTATCCGGGCATATAAAAACAATATTGCCGGATTCGGGATCGGCGTAAGATACCAAAGCGATTACGATGAGGAAACCGCTGAGATGAAAGAGGAATGGGACAGGCTGGAAAGCATCATAGACCTGCTTAATATGGACTGCATGCCGAAAGAAGTCTTTGAGAAGTTGATCGAAGACCGGGAGATATACGGCATTTCCTACGCGGAGGTAATCCGCGATATGGAAGGGAACGTGGCGCAGCTTGAATTTATCATTGACACACCGTCCATTGACATGACGTGCCCGATGCGTCCGTATGTCGACGTGGATTATTTCTACAAAGGAAACGTGGTCAAACGGAAAAAGAAGTTCCGCAAGTACCGGCAGATCGTCGGAGCAAAGACGGTGTACTTCAAAGAGTTTGGCGATCCGCGCGTTATGGATAAACGAAGCGGCGAGTACCAGACAGAAGGCGGCGGGGAGATTGAGACGGAGAACGAAGCAAACGAACTGATCGCATTCTCCATCGGCAGTATGCCATACGGGGAAGTACGGTGGATCGGGCAGGTGCTTACGGTAGACGGAAGCCGCCGGGCAGAGGTACTGAACAACAATTATTTCCGCAAAGGAAGGCACACACCCCTCATGATCCTTGTAAAAGGCGGGACTCTGACAGAGGAATCATTTGAGAAGCTCCAGCTTTACATGAACGAGATCGAAGGGGAAAGCGGACAGCATTCGTTTCTGGTACTGGAAACGGATACGATTGAAACGAATGCAGCGTTTACGGACGAAAAGCAGCCGGATATTGAAATCAAGGATCTGGCGGGCATTTTGCAGAAAGATGAGCTGTTTCAGGAGTATCAGGAAAACGGACGCAAGAAGGTGCAGTCCGCGTTTCTGCTTCCGGATCTGTACGTCGGCTATACGACCGACTTTAACCGGGCGACAGCGCAGACGGCAATGGAAGTTACGGAGAAACAGGTTTTTCAGCCGGAACGCGAATCGGTCGCGTGGATCATAAACAACAGGCTGCTTAACGGATATAACTTCAAGTACGTGGAAGCGTATTTAAAGACACCGGATATTACAAACCCGGATGATATCCAGAAGATTCTCAATATTACAGAGCGCGCCGGAGGGCTGACACCGAACACGGCAAAGGAATATACATACGAAGTGCTCGGGAAAGACGGCTGTGAAGATTATCCGGCAGAATGGGGAGATATTCCACTGGTTTATTCCAAGTCGGTCGTACAGAGCGCGGATGCGTCCGTGACGCCGGATGAGATGCTACAGCTTGACAGCCAGATTGAGAAAGCAGCGAAAAAGGACGGGGAGCTGTTGCCGGTGCTGCTGGAAATCAAAAAGGCGCTAAGCGGATACTGCGGGAAGGCAGGTGCGTAGGATGCAGGCAAAAGACGACGGATATTACGCGGCGGTAGCCAGAGCAGTCCTGTCAAATGCGGATGGCATAATAAACGCCATAGATAGATACATAGCAAAGGCGGATGACGATCTGGAAGAAACGTTATCGGAAGAGGGCTATGCAAATCCGAAAGAGACGGTTAATGCCGTTAATTCCATTCAGGAAGAGATGGCGGATATCCTTTCGGCTCAAACGGCAGCGTTTGCAGCAGCAGTGGCGGCGGCAAAGAGCGACGACTGGAAAGACACAAAGAAAAAAGTACAGGAAATGCTTGAAGAGGACGATACCGCGCAGCAGGTGGCTGAGGTATCCCTGGATATGATGGAGGAAGAAATTCCCGCGCTTGCGAATGTATACATGAAGGAAACGGACGGAGAACTTGAAGTCAGTACGCTTCGGAAGCGCACACGCGCATGGATGGATTCGTGGAGCGAGCAGCTTGGAGAACTGACGAATATAAGCACTCACAAGCAGATTACGGATCTGATTGCTACTGCCATTGAAAACGGCGACAGTGTGGATACACTGGCAAGGCAGATTATGGAAGGCGGCTGGAGGAGTGAATACTATCAGGCGAGAAGATTCGCCCTTACAGAGATGTTACGCGCGCACAGTGTGGCAAGGGAGGAAGCAATCCAGCAAAGCCCGTCTGCGGAAAGCAAGGAGTGGGTGCATACCGGCGCACACAAAAACGAGCCGAGGCAGAACCATGTGGCAATCAATCACCAGATCGTGCCAAAGGAGCAGCCGTTTGTCCTTGTGGGGAAAGACGGGGTGACATATCATCCGATGTATCCGAAAGATTCCATTCTTCCCGCCGGTGAATGTGTAAACTGCCACTGCATCCACAGGGGAATCGCAAACAAAGACATCCTCGGGATGTCCTATGAAGACCGGAAGAAGATGCAGGAGGACTTTGTTGCCAGCGACGACAAGGCTTGGGAAAAGGAGCTTGATGAGAGGAACAAGGCAAAAGCAGGGATTGATCTGTACGATGAAAAGGAATATGGTGTTGAATATGGCGATGGAGTATTGACGGTTGATCGGGCAGAACTTCGAAAGCCGAGTTGGAGGAACAAGTTTTCAAAGGAGATTTCTGACAAAAAGGTTCGTAGGCAGGTGGTGAAATATTCCAGAAAGGCAGTGATAGACAACAGTGGAACAAAATACGAAAGCATGTATCTTCTTGATGGAGATACCGGAAAATTGATAGCGTCCATAGATAACGAAAACGATAAAATAGAAGAGGGCGTATGTTACACTGATGATTTTAAGGAAAAGTTGAAGGCTGCTCAGGATAGCAAATGCAATATAATCGCAATACATAATCATCCGGGCGGCTACCCACCAAGCATTGATGACTTTAGGAAAGCTTTTGAAAACGGGTACAGCAAGGGATTTGTAATAGGTTCGAATGGACAGGTGTATTCTTACAAGAATGCTTCTCTGGAATTGTCTGAAAAAGATTGTGAAAATATCCATGCAAATATAGTACAAATGTACGATAGTGGCAGAGACGTTGACAATTCTTATAAAAGTATTTACGAATCGCACGGTTTGGAGTATACTGTGGATTAAAAGGAGGCGAACATCTATGAAATCCCATGAAGATGATGTTGTAATCGAGAGCTTTGCAAAACATCCGCTTGTGAGAAATGAAAATCTGACAGACGAAGAGCGAGAAAAACTGGCAGAAGAGACATTGGAGAATAATCGAAAACTGGCAGAGCAGATTATGTTACGAAATAAAAAAAGATTAGAACAAAATGCAGAATAGCA